AACGTGAAGCTCACAGACGCCGGGCCTGACGCGACCGGACTCGCGTGAGACGCAATTCCGGCGTTCTGTGCAGCGTATGGTTGGACGGCGAATAACGATAAACGAATATGAACAAAGACTACGAAGTAAACGGTGACACAATCCGCGACCCACACGGTGACATGATGTGCGGGACTGACGAGTTCGTGGAGGAAATGCGCGTGATGCGCTCAACGCTCTACAACCTGTTCTGGAGAACGTCCCTGCTGCGGGCTGAGATGGCGCACCGCTACGGAACGTCTCTCACGCTCATGTCGGAGTTTAAGAATCACACGCAAGCCATGCGTGACGCTGAATCAATCCTGAACGATAAACCATTCCCAGCCCCGGATGCCGAATGACAGCCGACACAATCAAGCGCGGCGACATCCTAGAAACTCGGTCAGTCTCGGTGACGACCTGCGGCATGGTGCGCGACAAAGGCATCATCGTTCCGGGCACTCGCGTCAAAGTCGTGCGTGCCGAAAAGCCAGCCTTCTACAAATGCGAAGTGCAGCCCGTCGAACGCGATAACGGCGCGGTGTTCGTGTGGCTGTGGGCGTCCGAACTGAAGCCGTCCAACAGTGATTAAGCAACAATTTCACCTTATCAGTTGTCTATCATGGACGCGCTGAAGTGGGCTTCTCATCCTTTGTTTCCGGTGCCTTCTGCGGAGGAGGTGAGGAACATTCTTGCCCGGCCAACGGGGGCGGAGTTGCTGGCGGACATCTACGCCACGCGCGAGAACGCCATCTCCGCCGCCAAGGCGGACCCCTTCAACTGTGAGCCTGAACCCGCCCACTGGGCGGATGCCGACCGCCAGCTCTTGGAAGCCGATGACCACGGGCGCGTGCTCTTCCTGATCCTCCTCGGGGGCAACCGCTCGGGCAAGTCGCGCTTTGCGGGCAAGCGGCTCATCGAGAGCGCGGTGCGCAATCCGGGCACCAAGCTTCTGTGCCTGGCGGAGAACTTCGAGAGCAGCATCGAGACGCAGCAGCAGATTCTCTGGCATTACCTCCCCTCAGAATTCAAGGCGCTCAACGGCAAGCAGTCCAAGAAGTTCTACATCAAATACTCCAGCCATCACGGCTTCTCGGACCAGCTCCTCGCGCTGCCGGGCGGGAGCAAGTTCATGTTCAAGACTTACCAGCAGGACCCTGGCGACATGGAGGGACAGATGTTCGGCATGGCGGGCCGGACCATCCCGGCGGTGTGGGCGGACGAGAACCTGCGCGTGAACTGGTGGCTCATGCTCCAGCGCCGTCTGCGCTTCCAGCAGGCGCAGCTCATCTGGAGCTTCACGCCCATCAACGGCATGACGGCCACCATCAAGGAAGCCGTGGGCGACGCGCCGCAGACCTTGCAGACCAGGCCAGCCGAGCTGCTGCCCGGTCGCGTGAACGTGCCGGGCTTGCCCGAGGGCCACATGCCCTATGTGCAGAAGGCGGCGACGACCAGGGCGCGCGTGATCTACTTCTTCAGCGAGTTCAACCGCTTCGGTGACGGGCAGCGCACGTTCTACGATGCGGTGAAGGACGATTGCCGGGGCAAGGACGGCAAGGCGCGGTCGGCGGAATACATCCAGCGCATCGCCTACGGCTACACGCGGGACACGGTGGGCAGGCCCTTCCCGAAGTTCGGCGAGTGGAACGTCATCCAGCACGAACGGATTCCCAAGGGCACGGACTACATGTTCACGGACCCGGCGGGGGCGAGGAATTGGGCGACCTTGTGGGTGCGCGTGGCCCCGGATGGGCGGTTCTACATCGTGGCGGACTGGCCGGATGCAGCGACCTTCGGCGAGTGGGCGGTGCCGAACCTGGAGGGCAGCGGGGACGCGCCGGGCAAGCTCTACAAGGTAGGCCCCGCGCAGAACTCGCTGGGACTGGGCACCACGCAACTGCGGCAGACGTGGCGGGCGATCGAGGCCGAGCTGGGCCTGGACGTGGCGGCGAGGTTCATTGACCCGAGGGCCGGGCGCAATCCGCACGCGGAGGTGCATGGGGGGACGTGCTTGATTGACCAGCTTGCGGAGCCGGGGGACAAGGACGACGCGGGCATGGACTTCCTGCCGGCCAGCGGCACGGATGTGCGCACGCGCATTGGCGAGGTGAACAAGCTCCTGTTCTGGCACGAGGAGGCCAAGCTGGACATGGTGGACAATGCGCCGGGGCTGTTCGTGAGCGAGCGGGCGGAGCAGGTAATCGCGTGTTTCAACCACTGGCCGGGACCGGACGCGGGCGAGAAGGAGCCGAACAAGGACTTCGCGGATTTGCTGGGTTACATGGCCATGCAGAATTTGGAATGGCTGAACCCGGAGAGGGAGAGATGCTACGTTTAACCACAGAGACATGATGAACACAGAGACCGGAAATAAGACGTGCGGGGAAATGACTTGCGACGAGTGCAATGCGGTGCGCGAGAGACTGCTGCGCGAACTTGAAGAACTCAAGGCGTGGCGGGCGGGGCAGAAGGGGATCGAGGACTACTACATCGTGAAGGAGAAGCTCTATGTGGCGGAGACCTCGGCAGACGCTTGGCGCAAGTGCGCGGAGCGGCTGGCGGCAAGTCTCCGCTCTGAGATGCGCGGGGAAGACGCCCGATACACCGGCACTGGAAGGCTATGCTCGCACGATGACCTAGATGAATTTGACAGGCTGAAAGGAAAGGGATGACCTTCGCCCGCGTTCCATTTCATGGCTTCAACGTTCCGCTTATCGGAATCAGCGAGGACGAAACCATGCAGGAATGCGAGGACTGCCACGACCTGTTTTGCCTGCTCCAGATGCGACTCAGCCATGACGGGCATTTCCGGTGCGACAAATGCACGGCGCACAACGCGCAGGCGTCGCCTTGACTCGCGCGCGGACTTGTGGTTAGTTGCGCGCACTCACTCCGTCGTGGGCGTTCCGTCCGGCTGGGCATTTACTTACAAATGCCATGACTGCGACTGCTTACGATTCGACGGAGGACAAGCTCCTCCAGACCACCCGCGAACCGGACCTTGACCTGCTCCTCAAGGAGTTCGAGAAGGCGGGCGGCTACGCCAACTGGATGTGGCGCAGCAACCGCTCCGACAAGGCCCGCTATACGCGCTGGGACGGCCAGCACCCCTCCGGGCGCAAGAAGCGCGAGCTGCTGGGCGATGCCTGCCTGCCGTGGGACAACGCGGCAGACACGCGCATCCCGCTCGTGGACGGCATCATCAAGGACTTGGCCGCCGTGCTCACCACGGCGGGCGCGCGGGCGCAGGTGAAGGCCATCCCCGCCAAGGCGGCGGACGAGGCGAAGGCCGCGCAGGTGGCCAAGCTGGTGAACCATTTCCGGCAGCAGCGCCGGCGCGAGCTGGGCCGCGAGCGCGAGTTGATGGCCAGCCTGATGCTCTCCTACGGCCTCGCCGTGTGGCAGGTGGGCTGGGAGCGGCGCGTGAGCTACACCCGCAGCACGGTGAACCTGCGGCAGATTGCCGATGAATTCCCGGACGGCCCGGCGCTCGTGCAGATGGTGCTGGACCCGACGCTGGAAGACGCGGCCACGGAGGCGGCCATCCGCTTGCTCAACACGCTCTCCAAGCCGCAGGCGCGGCGCATCGTGCGCGCGTTGCGCAATACGGGCACGGCGGAGGTGCCGCGTCCCTACGTGACCTACCACGGGCCGGACTGGACGGCGCGCAAGGTGAGCGAGGACATCTTCTTCCCCACCTGCACGACGGACTTGCAGCGGGCGCGCGCGGTGTTCGTGCGGGACTTTCTCAGCGAGACGGAGTTGCGCGAGAACGTGCTGACGGACGGCTGGGATGAGGCGTGGGTGGAGGCGGCGCTCAAGACGCGGGGAAAGGTCGTGACGTGGGACAGTGACCTGGGCAACCTCATCCACGAGGGCGACCAATACCAGGGCGCAACGCGCTTGGACACCAAGGACGATCTCGTGGAGGTGGTCTGGGCCTACGTGCGCAGCGTGGACGACGAGGACGTGCCGGAGGTGTGCTGCACCGTCTTCTGCCCGAATGCCATCAAGGACGATGAGGGCAACGAGATTTACGCCAAGCACGGCCCTTGTGGCTACGCGCACGGCAAGTATCCGTTTGTGGAAGTGCAACAGGAGCGCGTGAGCCGTCGGCTGGTGGATTCGCGGGGCGTGCCCGAGGTGGCGGCAACGTGGCAGGATGAGGTCAAGACCCAGTGCGACATGCTGGCGGATCGCAGCACGCTGGAAGTGAACCCGACGCTGCTCGTGCCGGCGAACAAGTTCGGGCAGAAGTATCGGATCGGGCCGGGCATCAAGGTGGAGAAGCCGTTGGGCGGCACGAAGTCGCTGGAATACCTGGAGCCGCCGGGCGGCAACCCGAAGCTGGCCTTCGAGGTGATTGCGATGGTGCTGCGGCGCGCGGCGGATTACTGGGGCCTGCCGCATCCCGAGGTGGTGCCGGCCAAGTGGCAGGCGCGGCTTCAGCAGGCGGTGGAGAACTTCCTCGCGGCGGAGGAGGAGGTTTGCACGCAGACCTTGCAGCTCGCCCAGCAGTATCTCACGGACGAGGAATTGCAACGCATCGGCGGCGGGCTGGAGGGTTTCCCCACCACGCCGGCGGACATCGCGGGGGAGTATGACTTCCAGCTCGTGTTTGACGCGCGGGACTTGGACATGGAGTTCACCTTCAAGAAGCTCGATGCCATCAGCAAGCTGGTGGTGCCCAATGACCGGGGCGGGGCGATTGACTACAGCAAGCTCACGGCGCTGGCGCTGGCGAGCATTGACGCGACGATGGCGCAGACCATCCTGCAAGACCAGCAGGGCGCGGCGGGCAAGATGTTCGAGCGCGTGAACCAGGACGTGGCGCTCATGGCTTTGGGCAACCAGTTCCAGCCCGTCGAGAACGACCCGGCGGCCAGCATGAAGATGCAGTTCCTGCAAACCATCGTGCAAGGGAATCCCAAGTATGTGCAGGCGTTGCAGGGCGGGGACGAGCGGTTCAAGGAGCTGCTGGAGAGCTACGCCAAGAACCTCCAGATGAGCGTGGCGCAGCAGGAGAACAAGATGATTGGCAAGACCGGGGTGAAGCCGGTGGGAAGTTGAGAGTGGGGGAGTTGAGAGTTGAGAGAAAGGCAAAAGGCATGAGTGAGATGGCAGAGCAGCAGCGGGTGATTGAGCGCACGGACTTGGTGAATGCCATCAAGGCGCTGCCGGAGGATGGGCTGGTGATGCGCGCGTTGCGCACCATCGGGGATGATCTTATCGAGCAGGTGAGCCAGGACCTCGAAGACCCGGAGGTGACGGGCGAGACGGGCCACAAGCTGGCCGGGCGGCTCGGGGGCATCCGCGCCTTTCGCAACGAGATTGAGAAGTGGCGGGCGGAGGAGTTGAAAGATGAAAGTTGAGAGTTGAAAGGAACGACATGAGCGCCGAGGAATTCCAACGACTGCCACTGATGGTCTCGCGCCGGCAAGTGCTGGCGGTCACGGGCTGGGCAAAGGGCACGTTCTACAAGCACGTCAACGCCGGCGCGCTCAAGCCGGTGATGCAGACGCCCGGCGGGCATCAACGCTTTCGCAAACTCGACCTGAAGTTCCTTTTGTCGTCCTAAACCGTATCAAACTGTCCCAAACCGCCGTGCAACCCCTTGGGGATGCGCGGCGGTTCTGCTTTATGGGGAGGTGAACAGCTTCATGTGGATGCGCTGGGGCCGCGTGGCCCAAAGCACCGCAGCGTGGTGGACGACCTACCCAGAGTGGTCGGTGTGCAATGCCAACTCAAACTGTGCCGGACAACGCGACCCCGGCGGCAACAAGCGGCGCGGAGCAGAGCAGTGCAGAAGTGGGAAGCCTGGAAGCTCTCACGGCGTTCATCGCCGGGAACGAGGCCGGGCCGACCGAAACCGACAGCGACATTAAACCCGCTGCGGTCGAGGCCGAAGACGCTCCTTCTCAACTCGAAACGGCTTCCGACGGCGCAGGGGAAGCGGACAGCGATCAGCAGTCAGCGAACAGCGAAACTGCCGAAAGCGAAGCCGCTCCCGAAGCGAGTGCGGAAGAAGAACAGCCAAAGGACGACGCGGAGAAGACGGACGACGAGGTGGTCGAGGGTCTCCCGCGCCGGGCACGCAAGCGGATTGACACGCTGACGGCGCGCAACAAGGCGCTGGAGGCGGAACTGAACCAGCTCCGGGCGAAGCAGCCCGAGGCCAAGGTCAGCGAGAGCGCGCCAGTAGTCCTGCCCAACCCCAACCCCCTGCACCAGATCGTGGACCTCCGCGAGCTGGAAACGGTCGAGGCCAAAAGCCGCGACACCCTGCGGGCGGCGGAGCGGGTTCTGGACACACTGGAAGCGATGCGAGACGACCTCGACGCCGACCCCGACGCCGTGGTGCGCCAGCTCAAAGCCGCGAAGTATGAACCGCCCGAGGACCGCGAGGGACTTGTGAAGTTCATCCGTGACCTCAAGGGCCGAATCCGCGAGGAGCGGGTCAAGGCTGCCGAGTTGCTCGATGAAGTGCCCAAGCGCCGCTCCCACTTGGAGCAGGAGGCGCGGGTCATCGAGCTGGCGGCGGCGGACTACCCGTGGCTCAAGACCAAGACCGGAGAGGAATACCAGCTCTGGCAGCAGGTGGTCCAAAACCGGCCGCTGGTGAAGCAGATGGGGCCAGACTGGCCGTTCGTGGTGGCGGTGCAGATCGAGGGGTTAAAAGCCCTCAACGCCCGACGCGCAGCGAAGGCCAAGGCCGCCCCGGTCATCGCCAAGGCCCAGTTCGCCCCGCCCAAGACGCCCAGCCGCAGTGTGCCGCCCCGAGCCGCCACCGGCAGCGCCGCCCGAAGCCGTTTCGAGGAGACAGGAAGTGTTGACGACTTAGCCGCAGCAATCGCCGCGACCCTGTAGGGACCCGTGGCAGAAAGACGACACAGTTATGGCCGGCACACTTGTTAATGCAATCACCACGAAGAAGGAGGACTACGCCGATTCACTGGCTTTGGTGGACGCGCGCAACCTCCCCTTCACCAGCTCAGTCCCGAAATCGCGCGCGGCGACCAATCCGCGCTTCGACTACACGGGCGATCAATACCGCAGCGCGCCGGTCTTCGGCGGCGTTGTGGACGGCACGGATGCGACGGACTTCAACGATGAGTTCGCCAACCGTGGCAAGTTCAGCAACTACATCCAAATCTTCCGCGAGGCTCCCAAGGTTTCGCAGTTGACGCAGGAGGCCACGGACATGCCGGGCGCTGCCAACCCCATCGCGGCGGCCGTCGCCAAGGGCCTCGTGGAACTCAAGCGCGGCATGGAAGCGGCTTTCCTCTCCTCGCAGGACGCCCAGGTGGACACCGGCGCGGTGCCTTACCTCACCTGCGGCCTCGGCCTGTTCATCAGCACCGCCGGCCCAACGGTGGCCACGGTGCCCAGCAACCAGCGCCCGGCCAGCGGCCAGGTCATCACCACGGCCACCGCCTCCCTCGACGAAGACACGGACTTGCAGGGCATCCTCAAGGCCATCTTCGACGCCGTGGGCATGGTCTCGGAGAACTACATGCTGCTGTGCGGCTCCACGCTGCGCCGCCGCGTCACTTTCATGACGCGCATCAGCACCACGACCGGCTCGACCAACTCGGCGAACCGCGTGCGGACCTTCACACAATCGGCGAAGGAATCCACCGTCACCAACACCACCACGATGTTCGACGGCGACTTCGGGAGCTTCTCCGTTGTCCCGTCCTCGTGGATTGGAATGACAACCGGGTCGGCCACCGTGGACGATGACCGGGGCTACTTGCTCGACATGAGCAAGATCAGCCTGCGCTACAACCAGCGGCCCACCAGCCGCGAGCTGCCGGACCTCGGCGGCGGTCCCCGCCGGCTCATCGAGGCCATCGCCGGACTGGAGTGCGTGCCGAAGGGCATGGGCAAGTTCCAGCCGTAATCCACCCGACAACCGCAACCTGAACATCATCACACAATGACAATCACGAAACTCAGCCTGGAAGAGATCGTCTCGAAGGGGTTCACCCACAAGTTGACCATCCCTTACACAGACATGACCGGGTGGACGAGCGGCACCGCTTACTCCATCTGGCCCAGCCTCGGCACGGCCTCCGATGCCGATGGCACGGGCACCATCGCAGCCGGCTCGCGCGTCAGCGCGTGCGCGGTGAACGTCTCCACCGCCTTCACCTTCGCCGCCGGCACGCTGGTGGCGATCATCGGTGACGACGGCGACACCGACCGCTACTTCGCGTCCACGACGCTGAAGACGGCGGGCTACACCGAGAACACCCCCACCACGAAGCCCTACACCTACGGCGCGGCGAACACGATTGACATCGTGATCACCTGCGGCGCTGGCACCCCGGCGACCATCGCGGCGGGCAGTGTGGACGTGTTCCTGCGGATCGAAGACCTCACCACGGTCTAACCGCCCCAACCCCACGGGGCGCACCGGGATTCGCCTTTCTCCCCGGTGCGCCCCCTTTCCGAAGTTGAGAGAGGGAGAGTTGATAGTTGAGAGACAACGCGGCGACTCATGGCACACCTCAATCTCACCGCCAATCCGGCCAAGGCACTCTCCGAGGAGGAACTCTTCTCGCTGGTCAACAAGATCATTGACGCCCAGCACCGCAAGGAGATCACCAACGCGGTCGAGCGCCAGAAGTTCATCATGAAGGAACTCGGGGCCGACCGCAACGCGGTGGATGGCTTCGGCCGGCCCGTGGTGGAGATGGACCCGTATCTGGCCTGGACGCTCAAGCAGAACCACGCCGACGCCGACGGCACCCAGCACGATGAAGTGCTGCGCGACCCCACCATGCACCGGCTCCTCGAAGCCGAGGGCATCCATGTGAAGGTCAAGGACTGCGGGACGACCACGGCGCGCGTGGGGTTCAGCCCGAACGTGGATTACAGCTATCAAGGCGCACCCCTCGCCCCAGCCCTCTCCCCTCGTCCGACGAAGGGAGAGGGTGAACGGCCCATTCGCTTCCGCAAGACCTACGCATGAGGACGGTCAACTACAGCGAGGTGTTGCAGCTCGTCAGTGAACTGGCGGGGATGACTTACTCGGAGCTGCCAAGCGAGCTGGCCTTGCGCCTGCGCGGGCATATCAGCCGACGCTTCCGCTCGGCTTGGGAATGCGACTACTGGCCGGAGCTGACGCGCACGCAGGAGCGGCATTATCGCGGCGACTACGCCAGCGGCACCACTTATTCCGCGCCCACCACGACGACCAGCACGGAGGTCTTCTACCCGCCCACCAAGGGTTACTACCAGGTGCTCCGCGCTTCGACCGGCAACGCCCCCGCCACGCTCTCCTCCGGGGCTTACTCGACCAACACAGCCTACTGGTATGCCGCGCAGAGCAGCTACAGCGGCAACGACTGGGCGGCCAGCACGGCTTACACAGTCGGGACCGTGGTGCGTTACCCGGACAACAACCGCTACTACTCCTGCCACACGGCGCACACGAGCAGCAGCACCTTCGACACGACCAAGTTCGGCATCCTCACCCCGTTTGACAAATACATCGCTCACGAGCAGAGCGGCCAGACGGCGCTGGGCGAGGTGCGGGATGTCTATTCGACGCAGCCAACGGTGAACCGCAACTTCTCAGTGGCGAACTGGACGCTCTCGACCAACGGCGTGCAGGTGCCCGATGGCCCGGCGATTGTGTGGCTGGTCTTCCGCACGCGCTTCGTGCCACTGACCGGCAGCGACTACTCCGCCAGTGCCACCTACGCGGTGGGCGACCAAATTCTCTTCAACTCCTCGGGCAGCGTGAAGAACTTCTACACCTGCGCCACGGCCACCAGCGCCGGGGAAAGCCCGAACACGGCCGCCGCCAAGTGGACGATCATTGAAATCCCCTACCTCTTCCAGCCCTACCTCGTCATGGGGGCCTATGCGGACTACCTGCGCATGGACGGCCAGAACGACAAGGCCGGGGTGCAGGACAAGCTGGCGGACGAGTATCTGGCCGGCGAACTCCAGAAGCTCCACGACCTCCAGCCCCAGTATCAACGCCTCTCCGTAGCGAACGCCTACCCTGCCAGCTTATGATGACACCCAACACGTCCCCGGCCAACAAGACGAGCAGCACAACCGCCCTTGCGGCAAGCCTCATCGTCACGCCCAGCACCACCACGGCGCAGCACCTGCGCGCCTACGACATCGTGGGCTACAACACCAAGGGCAGCGACCAATACATCCAAATCCACGACGCCGCTGCCCTGCCTGCGGACGGCGCGGTGCCCATCGCCGTGCTGGCCGCCCCCTCGGGCTACCAGTTCAGCATCTCGTGGACCACGGGGCGGCTCTTCGCCAATGGCATCGTCGTGTGCAACTCCTCCACGGCGGCGACCAAGACCATCGGCAGCGCCGACTGCCTCTTCGACATCGTTTATCGCGGCTAGTT